TGAAGTTTCTACGGATGGCGGTGTCACATGATCAAACGCCTCCTTTAATACTTTTGTTATCAATGTTCCCTTGGGGCCCCCAAGTGTAACCAATGTAAGAACCGTTCAGGTTCCGGGATCTTATTATCCCGCCGGTATACAATTTAGGACCAGGGTTAGAAATAACGGGGTTAGTGGAATAACGATTCGTGACGGCGGCGGCACTCCTGTCACTGCCGGAACAAGTTCGCTGGATTTTGTAACTAATCCTGGCACTAAGTTTTACGACGTGCTTCCACAGCCTAATTTGACCTATGGTAATACAGTGATGATGAACAACACTGTGCCTAAGCAGATTAAACAGGTTGACTTCTTGATGTCGATTATCAAGGCTGAGAACCTTTACATCGAAGTAGACAAAACCAATCCTAAAAATTACATCATTGAGCCCAGGGAGGATTTTATACAATATACTAATCCTTTGATTTGGACCAAAAAGAGAAACGTTGAAGTTGACAGAGTAGTTACTCCAATGGGCGACCTTGATTTTAAAAAGCTAACATACACCTACAAATCAGACAAGGACGCTTACAACGCAGCTTATGAGGATGAGTTTAAAGAAGTTTACGGTAACAAAAGGGTAGACGTTACTAACGATTTCACAAAGTCTGAAAAAACAATCGATCTTATCTTCTCCCCTACACCAGGAGCTTCGATTCAAACAGACATTGTAGCTCCACGATTGTATAAGATCGACGGCGTTGTTAAACCATTACAATGCAACATACGAAGATTGTATTGGGGAGGCCTTAAGAACTGCAACACGCATAATTTATCGGTTAACGGGACTTTCGTTTCTGTAAGCCAATACCCTTACACGGGACATGTAGACGACCCGGCATTGCCAACGATCGATCTTTGTTTTGATAACCCAAAGAAGATTTATTGGGTGCTGCCCTCACAGGTGTACACAAACAACAACTTATTTGGAAGGGCATACTCAAAATACATCCAGGAGATTACCGACCGCGACAGCAAGATAATAAAGGCTAATTACTTCCTGGACGAGCAGGACATATCAAGCTTTTCATTCAGGAAGATAGTTTTTGACGACAACGCTTATTATTTCGTGAATAAGATTTTAAACTACGACCCTCAGGTCAGGAAGACGGTAGAGGTCGAACTCCTAAAGCTTAAGAAAGGAGTAACGTTTGCTCCGTTCAATTACCCCCCTAATAACCCTCCGGTTGGAAGTAATACCAATCTTATTTTAACGCAATCGAACGGGTTTAATAACGATGGTAATTACGCATCTACTCAAAGCCTGGCCGTGGGAACTAATTCGTTTGCTTATGGGCTTGATACATTTGTTGCGGGAAGAGGCGCAAGTACAGGGTACGGGGTAGAAGACGTTCAGGTTTTAGGCTATACCGGCTCGGTGGATTCTACAATGAACAACCGGTTTATAGCTCGGAACAGTGCTTTGGTGGTGAGTGATGAGGGAATAAACACAATGAAGATTGCCAGGGATCACGAGTACACTGCGAACTTCACAATGACCACGGGTAAAAAGCTATACCTGGTAGACGCCACAACTGGAAATATAACCGTTACCCTCCCTGATGAGGCCCAGGATAATCAGGAATATATTTTAATACGAGTGGATTCATCCGCTTTTAATGTAACCGTGCAAGGATTCTCCGGATCTGAGCTGATACAAAGCAACGGGGTAAGCGCCACAACAGACTTAGTTACAGGGTATACAACAAGAAGATATTTAACAAACTACGCAAAATGGTATTACTAGACATTGAACAAGGCTTGAGCGACCTGCTTGACCTAATAGAGCTTTATAAAAATAACGAAGTATTAAGAGAAATGATCGATGGCAGATGATAGCATAATTCTTAAGGTCGAAATTAACGGCGTTGAGAAAGAAATAAAAAACATAAAAGAATTAAGGACCGCAAGAAAACAATTGCAGGATGAGTTTATTGCCGGTAACCACGAAGCTGCCAAAAGTATCGGAGAATTAGATAAAAAGCTTGAGGATTTAGGCAAAGCAACTAATACGTTTAGATCATCAGGAGTTGAGAACTTAACATCTTCGTTTAGCATTTTTAAAGAAGGTTTTGAAAAGTTTGACATAGAAAAAATCAAAACGGGTTTTAAGGGGCTTGGAGCGGCTATGTCAGCCATTCCGATCTTCCTTTTAATCGAAGGCATTAAATTACTGATTGAAAATTTTGACGTTGTTATTGATGTGGCCAAGAACTTCCTTGGGATCACTAACGATAACGAGGTAGCTGTTCAAAGGCTAATATCGGCTATAGATAGGGAGAGCGAAGCTTTAAAAAACTTCCAGGCAGTTTCAGACGCGGCTACAACCACCGAGCTATTAAATGCAAAAAGAAGAGGGGCATCGGAGGAAGAGTTAACAAACATCACCGTAGCCGGGTATCAAAGGCGAATTAAAGAAGCGAAAGCCAATTTAGAATTTCAAACTGATGCATACAACCGTCTTTTAAAATTAAGCAATGCCAGCGCCGAAGAGATAAAAAAAGCCGGTGAGGCCCAGCTTTCTGCCAACGCCACGGTCAAAAAGCTTACATCCGACCTGAACAACTTTAAAATACAATCCCAAATAGATACTGATAAGAGGGCTGAGGAAGAGGATAAGAAAGCTACGGATAAATACAAGCAGGAGCTTGAAAAAAGAAAGCAGGCAAAAGAGCAGGCTGATAAAGAATTTAACACGCTACTCTCCCAAAGCCTGGCAGATGAGCAGGCGGCTTTGGATGCAGAAGCAAAAGCCATAGACGATCGGCAAAAAATAAGGGATGCGCAAAGGTTAGCCGGACTTAAATTGCTGGCCGATCAGGAGAAAGAGTTAAGAGATCAGGCGGTAGCCGATGCTGAAAAAGCAGCTAGTGACGACCTGGCTTTAGCTCAAAAAGTGTCTGACGGTAAGAAACAGTTACGACAGGATGAGTATAACGCAAGCAAGAACCTTAGCGACTTGTTTTTTCAGATACAATTAAACAATGCCCTTGGGAATTCAAAACGAGAAACCGAGATCAGGAAAAGGCAGTTTGTTGTAGAGAAATCTTTTAAGGTGGCGCAAATAACTATGGACGGAATACAAGGAAGCGTAAAGGCGTACGCTATGAACCCACTTCCTTCGCCAATTGGCATAACCTCGGCGATACTACAGGGCGTAGCCGCCGCCGCCGCCGCCGCTAAAGTACTGTCTACTAAATTCGATGCCGGTTCTCCTTCGGCTCCTGGATCTTCTACGATACCAACAGGAAACATCCCAGATGCACCGCCCCCGCCTCAGTTTTCAACCCCTAATGCGGGATCTTCAACCACATTAACTCAACCTGCTCCCGTCAAAGCTTACGTAGTAGAAACTGAAATAACCGGGAAGCAGGAAGTGATACAAAAGATAGAAAGGCAAAGCCATTTTTAAGCCAAACGCTAATTTTTTGGATATAGGTATGTGCAGCCTATTGTAACTAAAAAATTAGTTTTAAGCGATTCAGATACCGGCGTAAAGTCTATGGCCTTCGTAGACGCTCCGGCAATAATGGTTAACTGGTTCGCTTTTTCAGAGCAAAAGGTAATATCCTTCGCTGTTCAAAACGAAGATCAGCGGATTGTTTTCGGTCCGGCGCTTATACCAAACCTTCCTATTCCACGCATCGACGAGTTCGGAAATCAGTTCATTGTTTACATGGACGATCAAACAATCCAGGAGGTGGCCTTAAGATACATGCAGCAAGGCCGACAAAACTCGGCAAATGAAATGCACGACCCAACAAAAACCGTTTCAGGGGTAACAATATTCGAAAGCTTTATTACAAACAAAGACAGATCAAACCCTCCCGTGGGTTTTGAAAGCCTGCCTTTAGGCACCTGGTTTATTTCAGCCAAAGTGAACAACGATGAGCTATGGGCTAAGATAAAATCAGGCGAGTTTAAGGGCTTTTCAATCGAAGGTTTTTTCGAACACGAACCGGCGCCAACCTTAGACTATCAACAGGTTGAAGCAATTACAGAAAGTATTTTAAGCCAAAGTTAAAATTATTGGATATAAGGGTATGAGCATTAAAGATAAAACCGGTTTCCTGGCAGCGATGAACGAGATTATTCCCGTAGCGCTTCGCGAGAAATTAAAAGCCTTGATTACAAAGTTTGACGCCGCGCCTCCTGTTAACGTGGACAAAACCATGAAAACAAAAGACGGGGCAATGACTATTTCGGTGGCCGGTGAGCCTGTTGCTGGAGCCGCGGTGATGGATATTACTTCTGGCGCTCCTATAGCGTTGGTAGACGGAACATACGAATTAGAAGACGGTTCAAGTATCACGGTAGCTAGCGGAGTAATTACTGCCGTTACACCAGCCGCCACTCCTGCTATTGATCCAGGCTTGGATATGGGGGCTAAGTTCTCTGCTCAGTTTGCCGCTCAGGCTACCGAGTTGGCAGCTGTAGCGACTTCTTTAAAAGAAATCAAAGCCGAAAACAAAGAGCTTAAACAGTCAATCGCAGACATCACAGAGCTTAATAAATATCTGGTTGAGTTCGTGAAGACCGCCATCGATACACCGGTAAAAGACGAACCTGTAAGAAAAGAATTACCTAAACCCTGGGACCAAATGAGCGGCAGAGAAAAAGCAGCTTGGAAAAGAGAGAATCCAATTAAATAAGACATGGCAAAATACAAATTCACCGACAAAGTACCTTTTTATAAGGTAGAGAAATTCAGCAACGACCCGGAAAAACCAGGCTTTGTGATTGGCTTTGAACCGAAACAAGGCGTTCAGGCATTCGGGCCTCAAACAGGATTGATCTATGAAGATCAGCTGACCGATGCGATTGTAGACTTCCTGAGTTCAAAAACGGACGGAACACCCGACAACAAGCCCATGTATGCTGGGTGGTTCGAAAAAGCATCAGAATCAAAAAAGTAAAAAATTAAACTCTCAATAAAATGGCAATTTCGTACACACCGGTAGACATAAGGGGTAAAGCCTTCCCGGAAGTAATTGAAGAACTATTATTCGGCACCAAGACCCTTGACCAGGAATTGGTAACATTTGAAGATGATGTGAAAGCAAATACCATCTTTACCGAATCTTCGGCGACTGTGGCAATGCAGGCTTACACTTCTGGTGTGCCTACATCCTCTGGAACCTTAACCTCGTTCGATACTTTGGTAACGCCTATTAAGGTGATGTTCTACCAGGAGTACGACATGAACACTATTCGTTCATCACGGTTCAACCAGGACATGAAAATAGGCGCATGGAATACAGATTCCAATCTGTACATGCAGACAGTTATCGACCTGTATAACCGCAAGTGTGCCGCTACCACAGAAGCAAAATGGTGGAATAACATCACCTCCGCAACTCAAACAGCGATTGCCGCTTTAACGCCGGGCGCTGGTCAGGGTTCTGTTGGCGCAGCTGAGCAAACTTACGCAGCGTCATTGACCGCCGGTCAGTTTAACGGTGTAGTAACCTACATGATTTACAACGCGTCAAACGCAGCTGCTACGGCAGGCGTAGGAGGCCGTATCAAAGTAGCAGGTACTACTATTTCTGCAACAAATATTAAAACTGAGTACGACAAAGTTTATGCCGCAATTCCTTCACTGGTTCTGAATCAGACCGACGAGCCGCCAATGTTTTACGTGCCGTACTCGCACATGCAGTATATCAACCAGTTCAATAACGTGGCCACAAACTACAAGGATGTGTTTATCACTACCGACCTTGGCAAGCCAACACAAAAGGTGTTCTTCTACGGCTTACAGGTGAACTTCGTGCCGCTGCCTGAGAACTGTATTATCGCAGCTCGTAAATCTCACATCTGCTGGATCACTGATAAGTTTGACGACTTATCATACATCCTGACCGACAAAGCGTACTTAAACGCTGATATTAAATTCATCAAACAGGTGTTCACCATTTTTGCACACGTGATGAACCAGGCCTATAATGTGCTTTATCTCGGATAATGGCTTGCGCGCTAACATCGAATTTTACCTATCAGGGCTGTAAAGGCGCTCCGGGCGGATTGACCTCTGTGTATTTTACAGAGATCGCGAACCTGAATACGGCGACAATAGCCGCCGGTGTAATAACAGCCATGACGCTTAAAACCGGAAAGCTATTCAGGGAGTACGACCTTACTAATGAGTTGAGTTTCTTTTCAGACGACTTCGCTTATTCAAAGGAAAACGGCTCACTGGTTTACACGCCAACGTTAAGCATTACGCTTTTGTCCATGCTGACCACTCTGCGCCAGGAGATTAAATTACTTGCTCAAAACACGCTGGTAATAATCACCAAGGATAATTCAGACACGCCGGTTTACCGGGTGCTGGGTTACTACAGGGGAATGGATGCGATCACCGGAACCGCTGGATCTGGAACCGCTATGGCTGATGGACAAAAGCAGGTTGTCACTTTTGAAGGCAAGGAAAACGGCCCGGCTTTAGAGCTGACCTCTTCCCTGATCGCATCGTTAATAGTGGCAGCGCCTTAAAAATATTTCTTTGTTCTCTGGGTTAAGAAGCCATCTAATTTATTTGGATGGCTTTTTTTAAAAATGACAATAAATAAGAATGCGATAAATGATATAGTGGTAACCGTCACAGAAAAGACGACCATTGATAATCCTATTTATTTATTCGAGTTCTTCAATAAGGAAACGAAGGATTTTTCGTACTGCATTTCAGAGAACACAAGCACCCAGGATAGGTACGATTCATTTTCGATAGAAGACACTAATACGCCCGACCCTTTGATGGGCCAGGTTAATTTAACCACCGGTGAATACAGGTATAAGATCTACCAACAAACCAGCTCAACAAATTTAGACCCGGACAATACCACGCCCGCTGAATTTACCGATTGGGTAGAGCAGGGCGTTTTAGACGTTTTCGGAACAGAAACCAGCCCTTCGCAATACGAAGGAGCTACAACAAATACCGCTTATGGCTCGTAAAGTAGCAAGGCTCACAACCTTTAAATCTGATCACCAGTTGGTCGTTCGCAAGGATGTGAACCGCAATATCTTGCTTTATGGGAAGGATAATAAATACCCTGGTTATCTTCTTAAACTTTACAAGGAGCAACCCACACACGGGTCGATAGTAAACGGCAAAGCAATGTACCTGGCCGGGCTTGGTTTAAAACCTAAGTCTGAAAACCCACAGGCTCAGGCCTGGCTTGATCGGGCTAATCCTTCTGAATCCTGGTACGATATTTCATTAAAGATCAACAAAGACAAGCCATTATACGGGGCCTTTGCTATACGTGTAGTACCTAATGTCATTGGTGTTCCGCTGTGGTATTTCCACATGGACTGGGGCAAGCTGAGGATTTCTGACTGCGGCACTGAGGTTAAGCATTCGGATAACTGGGACGACAGAAACTGCCAGGTAGACACTTACCCTATTTGGTACCCAGGATGCAAGGAGTGTTCTGTTTATATATTCAGGACCTATAATCCTTCTGTTAAGAAAATCGAAGCAGAATACCCTGCCACAGAATACGAGGCTGCTATTATGGATATTGACACCGAGGTAAGGGTGTCAAATTTCTTTAACTCGCTTGTTATTAACGGCTTCTCAGCCGCGACAGTGATAACTATTTACGGAGGCAAACCAGAAACCCAGCAGGAAGAAGACGAGGTCGTTAACTCTATTATGGGCCGGCACGAAGGCGACGAGAAAGCCGGTAGGACCGCTATTATCTGGGCGGATAAAAAAGACGACGGAGGGGCAGACATTCAAACGGTTGACGCTACAGATCTTGATAAGCAATTCCAAGAAGTGTCTAAAAGGAATGCAAAGAATATCTATGCCGCCCACGCAGCTCCGGCAGAACTCTTCGCATACATTTCTGATGTATCAACAGTATTTGATGTAACGCACATTGTAGAGCAAAGCGAGTTATTTATGAACTCTTATGTGATCCCAAAGCAAAAAGAAGAGCTTAAAATGATCTCTCTTTTTTATGAGCTAAGGACCGGCCAGAAAGAAGAGTTTATAAAGGAGCAGTTTGAACCCATCGGGCTTGACCTTCCTTTAGAAAAACAGCCTGTGGTTGACGCATTAAACGGGCGGGACCCGAATATTATCTTAAACTACCTGGATAAGAAATACAAACTAAATCTGCCAAAAACAGATAGTCCAAATGGTCAAATAGTAGCACCGGTTCAGCAGGTTAACGATCACCTAAAAAACCTAACAGCTCAACAATCAATGGCTATTGACCGCGTGGTGAGGAAGTATAAAAAGGGCACTTACTCAGAAGCGCAGGCCACTATTTTACTAAAAAGCTACGGCCTTACCGATGAAGAAATTAAGCAATTTTTAGAAATTGTTCCTACGGCCGTTCCGATACAGCAAAGGATTCAAATGTCAAGGAGTGAAAAGTTTTTTGAACTATTTGATAAATACGCCCATGACATTCAGGACGATGAGCTTTTGGAAACCAAATTTATCGGCATGGAGCAGCTTCGGTCTTATTCGTTTGCCGGAGAAGACGAAATAAGAAACTCCGTTCTTAACCAGGTAAAAGGCAACCCGGATGCAAGCGAAGAAAAAATAGCCGGAATCCTTGGGGTGAGTAAAGCTGTTGTTGTTTCTGCTCTCGCCTGGTTATTGACCAAGGGATTGATTGAGAAAACCGGTAGTAATTTATTTCCAACGGTAAAAGGAATCAATAAAGATGCCCAGGTAACGGAGGTTTATACTGAATATACATACGGCAAAAGACCGGACGTTGAAGGTCCTGCGATCATCCCAACCACCCGTGATTTCTGCCGGCAGATGCTGAGCAGGCATGGATATGGGAAAAAAGCTTTGACGTTTGAAGCGATAGATTCTATGACCAACGAATTCGGCGAGGATGTATGGAGCTATCGGGGCGGCTGGTATGGTAACGAGCCTTGGTGTCGCCACGTATGGATTGCACAAACTAAAGTAAGGAGGAAATAATGCAGCTGTTACTATCTCAAAAATACCTAAAGGATAATTCTTTAATCACGGATAACGTTGATTTTGAATTATTGACACCTGTTATTATTGCCACTCAACGGCTTAAGATAAAGCCTATTCTCGGGTCGAATCTTTACGACAGAGTTCTATCTGAATCGACGCCTGTTAACGGCGCTTATCCTAATTTAAGTGACGCCATAAGAACGCTATGTGACGATTATATTCTACCCGCAATGGTTTGGTTTGTTCAGGCGGATAGCATTCTGCCTTTGAAATTCAGATTAATGAATAAGGGCCTGATGGAAAAAAGCGGGGAAAACAGCCAGCCGGTTACTACTGACGACGCGCTTATGTTTGAGCAAAGGTGTTTAAATAAAGCGCAGAACTTCGCCAGGGACACCGAAAAATACATTCAGGCCAATCCTTCGCTATACCCGGAGTACTTTAATAACACAGGTATAGACAAGACGTTTCCAGACCGAAAACCTTTTAAATCACCATTCTATACTTCGGGCCCAAGGCCTGGGTATAAAGACTATTCCAACTTAGTTAACCCTAAAGACAACCCGCAATGGCCAGATTAAAAAAACTAAAAGACGAAAAGAAATTTAAAAAAGCCTACAAACTTGACCTTAAATCAAATACTAAACCACATCCAGCGGTTCCAGCAGAGCCACCGACAGTTAAAGGCGTTCTTTAACGATCTGCTTTCGGAGTACGCTACTGGGAAAGGAGGGCTTTACCCAGTTCTTACATGTACGGTTTTGCCGTCACCGTTCAGTGAAGGTAAGGAGGTGTTTACGTTTGAGTTTGGGGTTTTTGATAAAATGAACCTTGACTGGTCAAATGAAATAGAGGTTTTGAGTGACACCAGGTTAATATGTTTAGATCTACTGGCGTTCATTAAAAACAACCCGGATTTCAAAAAACTGAGCCTTGAACTACCGGTTACGCTCGAGCCTCACACGGAACAGTTCGACGACGCGGTTACGGGCCATTTTATGACCGTCAATTTGTATCAGCCTACGTTCCTGGATTTCTGCGGGTTGCCTATCTCACAAGATGAAGTGGCCTACTCAACAGAAGATGGAGAAGACTTTATAACAGAAGATGGAAAAACTTTAATACTTAGCTAAAATGTCAAAAAAATACACAGCGCTTCCGGATGCCGGAACTATCACGGGCGCAGAAATATTCGCGGTAGTACAAAGCGGCAGCAGTGTTAAAACCACCGTAACTGCCGTTTCCAACTTCGCTTTAAACCAGGTGGACAGCGCTTTTGTTATTACTGCCCTTGGATATACGCCTTATAACAGTACCAACCCGTCGGGATACATCACTGGGATAAATAGCGGCATGGTTACCACAGCGCTAGGATTCACCCCTTATAACGCCACAAATCCAAGCGGATACATTACAAGCGCAGCCCTTACGGGGTATGCTACGCAGTCTTATGTAAACTCTCAAGGGTTTTTAACGAACGCTACAGGGCTTGTTTCAGCCGGCACAAACGTTTCTTTAACAGGAACCGGAACAGCTGTTGACCCTTATGTCATTTCAGCTTCGGGTGGAGGCGGTGGAGGTTCTTTGCCGGCAAGCGAAATTGGCTACGGAAACGGGACCACGATCGTAAGCAGCGCCAAGTTTACTAGGAACTCCACTACTGGATTGGTGAGCATTGGAAACTCCGTGGCTGATCTTGGGACTTACAGAACGGACATAGACACCATGTTAACTATCGGCCGCTCTACAGATCCAACAGCAAACACAAATGCGCACGGCATGTCAGATGGAAGCTATTTTAAAAAGAACTTTAATTCCCTGGCGTATGCTTCCTGGACAGGAAATGTTACATATTTAGGGACTGTGGCATACGATCACTACGCCGGGTACCAAACCGCTTTAGTACTTGGAGATACTTGTACTTTGGGCTCAGCTTATGGACTTACACACAATGTATCAGTGGGAGCCGGAACCTCATTAACTTCAAAGTTCGACGTTTACGTAACGGACGGAACCGGCTCGGGAACGATTACCGATCAAATCGGCCTGCAAGTAAACACACTCACTAAGGGCTCTGGCAAGAATTACGCGATTAACGTTCAATCGAATGATTCTAATTTCGGCGGGAATATCCGTATGACTACCTCCGGAAGTTCTACCGGCAGCTTAACGCCTGCTCTGAATTTCTACCACGCCAACACTTATAAAACCTCTTACGCGGTAGGTAAATTGAACGCAAACAGCTCATCATTTCAAGTATATGTGGCAGGAGCGTCCCTTGTGGCAAATAAACTTATATGGGAACTTAACGGGGATGATCTTTCAAACACCGGCTCAGGCTCAAGCACGGCCACACTAAACGGAACATTTCAGTTTACAGATGTAACCAACACGAATCCGCAAAACGGCCAGATCTGGTTTGAGGGTGGAGTATTTAAAAAACGCCAGGGCGGCACAACAACCAACTTATAATGAACACACTTCAAAGATTATTCATCGAAAAGCACCAGGATTTCATTGACAAGGTTATTGAAACGGGCGAAATCGAACACAACGAAAAAGACCTGGCAGAGGTTCTTTATCACATCAATACTGAGTTGGGAGGAAAAGAAATCCCCGACGATAAAGTTTACGTAAAAACCGATAAGCCACACTTTAAAGGCGAACAGGTTCTATCAGATGAAACCGGACGGTATATTTTGGCCAAGAATCCCAAGGCACTCAAGGCAGCATTTAAACTAATCTTAAAAAACAAATAATGGCAAAAAAGGAAACGGCAGAGGAGGCGGCTGTAAAGGTTTTACAAGCTGCGCAAGAAAAAAAGCTCAAGGCGGCTACAGAAGAATTTAACACTTTTCTTTCAGCATGGTCACAGAAACACGGGACCGCGCTTTTGGTGAGCGGAATTTTTACTGGTAATCGGGCTGAGCCCCATATAACTGTGGTTATGAAATGAAAACACTTGCCTTATTCATAGCAATAACCTTTACGATGTTGAAGGTCGGTTTAAAGGTTTCGCCGCTTCTGATCGTGTCCAAGGGCTCGGCTCAGCAGTATATGTTCGGCACGAACGTTTCTGATACTTCGGCAGGGTTTTACGAAACCAATAGCCCGACCAGCATTCATCCTAACCGTAGGTACATGATGCTTTTTAATAAAAGGCAAATGAATATCCGGGCAAAAAGAATGATGTGGGACAGCCTTAAAGCAGGCAATACTTCTATAAGTTCAAATGCAAAGTTTACCTATATCGACGCGGTAACCGGTGAGCAAATGGTATGTAAAATGGACAGTCTGAATAAATGGATTGCCGGAAACGTAACTATTCCTTTAAGCCACGTAAGCGGAACAAGCGCAGTGTCTGCGTCTATAACGGCGGCAGGATCAGCGACGGTTACGCGTAGTGGCCAGAGTTTTACCGTCAACACCCCTGTTTTTTCGCAATCGGTTCAGCCCGTTTCACTTTCATTATCGGGCCAGTCTTTGTCAGCAGGGACTAATACGATTGTTATTTCAACCCAAACTACAGGCATAGTTTCAAACATCACGCCTACCGTAACGGGGTTAACTGGAATGTCGGTTACTACTTCGGGTGAAAGTTACTCGCTTACTAACACCCTACCTGATAGAACGGTGACCATTGCGGGAACGGGTATTAACGTAACAAGTTCTTATCCCGGGTTTACTTTAGCGCTTCCGACAAGGACAGTGGCAAGTGTTACGCGATCTTTAAACGTGGCTTTTCAGGTGTCGGTAAGTAGTGACTATAACGTTAACTACTCAATAAATTTGTCGGTTACAAGCATTCTTTTGGGTACAAACGCCGGTACCGTGTCTTTGCAAATATCCCCCACATCGGGAGGGACTTATACTATCATTTCACAGTCTAGCATGTCGGCTGGGGGAGTAGCGGCTACGTTTGCGAACACTCAAACAATCGGCGGATTTATCCCCGCCGGATACTACGTTAAAATGGTAACTGCCCAGGTAGGAGCCAATGGGGCAACTTTTACATATCAATCAGGACAAGAAAACTCTTATTAAGATGAATCCAACAAAATCACAGCTTTTAGTAGCTATCGCAGATGAAGTAAATTCCGTAGTATCAAACAACGGAGAAATGAGCGATTCCCAATGCAAGGACGCTTACAACGCTGTTTTAGCAGCAATTAAAACCGTGGACCCGGTTAAGGGTACCCCAACCGTAAAGTATTGAAAAGACTAATCCTTATATTATTAGCCTGTATTCTTTACCCGGTAAGTTACGGAATATGTGACTGGTTTTACTATTACCATATAAACGAATGGACGTTATTACGGCAATGGCTTTATTCTGCGAATATCGGGCTAATAGGGGCCGTTCTTTTCTTTGAGCCTGGCAAGTATGAACGCATGGTTAAAGTCCTCGCCAAGGGTCTTGTAATAGGGTTTATTATTCCAAACCTGGCAGATAGGTTAATTGGCGTTTACGGGTTTCATTGGTACGATCTTGTATTTTGGGCCTTGGCCGTTTACTCAGCGTTAAAAGACGCTTATCCCAACGTTCATAAACGAATCGCCTTGCTATTTATTAACGAGAAAATATACAATTATCTATGCCGCCTGATGAAATAAGAAAGCTAGAATATAAGCTTGATCGTGTACTGTTTCTTTTAAACGACGACGACGGAACTAAACGGCAAGGCTTGGTTTCTGAGGTTGCTGACCTTAAGACGGCCTTCTATTCGTTCTTAAAACAGTACAATATCGACCAGGCTGTGAAGCGTGGAAGGAATGCCGCGTTTACGGTTATGTTTGGATTCTTCGGAACCTTATTGGCGTTCTTTGCCAAATTTTTATACCTAATACTTTTTAAATGAAAGTAACAAGAATTGACCAAGCAGGAATAGACCTAATTACTCAGTTTGAAGGATTTAGGGCTAATCCTTATTTATGCCCAGCCGGAGTTCCCACGATCGGTTATGGGACCACCAGGTATTACAATGGAATTAAAGTAAGCCTTAGCGATCTTCCTATTACCAAGGAAAAAGCTATAGAGTACCTTATGAATGATGTTCGCCAGTTTGAACTCGCCGTCGATGCTATGGCCACAGATCTGCTCACTCAGAACCAATTAAACGCCCTGGTGAGCTTTGCTTATAACCTGGGAGCAAATGCTTTAAAAGGCTCAACGCTTCTTAAAAAAGTAAACCTGAACCCGAATGATAAAGCGATAGAATTTGAGTTTTTGAAATGGGTGTATGCTGATGGTCAGAAGTTAGAAGGGCTTGTTAAACGTAGAAAGGCGGAAGCCGAATTGTATTTTAAATGAAAAAAAACTGGCTTATAGAAAACGTTGCGGTATTGATTGACTTGATAATTATTTTGGTTTGGGCAGGCCTTACCTGCTACATAACTGGAAAGTTCCTGGGGATTATAAAGTCCCAGCAGGGAGTAGATTTTAGCGGTATTCTCGGTATTTACGCTGGGGTGACTGGCCTGGCCACTCAAATAGTAAGTTTCCACAGGGGCAGTTCCAAGGGCTCAGAAGATAAGAGTAAGCAGATCGACTCGCTAATGTCAAAACCGTCGACTATTGGGAATATTGAGAACGTAGATATTAACCAGAAACCATGAGTAAGCCAGATAACGATTTTAAAATTGATCCAGAAAAAATAATCATTGTCCCTCCAATAATTATAAAAGAAGGGTGCGGAATTGGGTTTTTACCTGTAATTTTAGTGTTAGCATTAATCGCTATTTTATTTTCCTGCAAATCCCATAAAGATTTATCCAAGGAATCCACAGAAATAGCCTTAACGCAAACGATAACCGAGCAGGTTGATACTACCATCAAGACCAAAGAAGTAACAGCAGAAGCCTCAAAAGAGCTTGAAAAGCTCATTGAAGGGGACAGCGCTTTTACTGATACTCCAGAATTAACAATTACCACAAAGATCGTAAAAGGAAGGGTTAAGACTATAGCCAAGAAAAAAGCCCAGGAAATCCCGGTGAAGATCAATAAAACTACGGTTACCCACTTTAAGCAGGCAGTTCATAAAAAGGAGGTTCATAAGGAAGTTAAGCCCTGTTTGGCTTGGCTTTGGTGGCTGCTTTTAATACCGGCTTTTTTAATTTGGAGGTTCAGGCGTGATATTTTCCATATCCCTTAATCGCTTGCAATTTAAGCCTTTCATTTTCGCGGACCAGGTTTTTAACAGCGTCTACGACGTTTTCGCCTAATTCTAGCTTTAGCGCTTGCCTGATCTCTACCAGGGTTTCAGAATAAGCCTCAATGGTTTCTTTCCTTGCATTTTTTCGCGCCTTGCGCTCTTTAAAATATTCAAATAGTTTTTTCATGCATCAAAGGTAGATACTCAGTCTTTATTGTATATCCCCAAAAACGCTATTTTTTATCCTAAAAAGTGGGGATCTTTATGGATAAACTAAAGCTGCTCTGCTTTAAATATAATGTTTATCCCCTTTTTATCTGCCATTTTTTCAAAGCATAGCGGGCATATTACCCCAGCTTCACCACCGTTTACTAGATTAAAAAGTTTGTTTTCAGCAAACCATGTTGGATTTTTTCTGCCGCAAGACTGGCATTTTTTATCCCCGTCCGAAGGCTTCCAATTTTTATGTACTTTTTTTGCATTCTCAGCAGCTTCCTGTAGTTGGTCTTTCATGGGTTAACAAGTTCATTATAAATTAAGGTAACTATATACTTATTGATACTAAGCCCATATTTTTCCTTAATACAGGCTTTTTTGTTAATTTTTTCATTCACATATACCGTAAAAACTCATACAGCTATGGTTTCCGTTCGGTTCTTCAAAAATATCATTCTGAGCCTCGTCGCCCTGAACATACTTAACCACATCATCAATGGTCGGATATTTTGAAACTTTACCTGTTTTTTTACTTACCGATGTTTTACTGCAAAACCTTTCAGGTATTTTGCCAACTGTAAAAATGGTATGCCCAGTTTCTTTTTCAAACTCTGATATTTCTTTTATCCGTTCAGGGAACCTGTTAGCTATTTGTTTTATTTCCGATAATTTACACATTATGCAGGGGAAGCATCCTACCCTCCCCATACCCATATAGTAAAGCGGGTTTGGCTTCTGTCCTGCCTGAATAATATAATCAATTGTTTCTTGCGCTGACCAGTTAAAACAAGGTCTTACCACATCATCCGACCATTTACTTCTCCATTCTAACACTTCTTTTTTACGGTAAGTATGATACTTGTAATCCTCTTTTCCTTTTTCCAAACGGTCTTTAGCCTTTTTTAGTTTCTTTCTTTGGCGTTCAGTCAAATTAACTTTTGCACCCAATTGAGAAACTATAATTGAATTGGACATATAGGGCGTATAATAGTATTTGAAATAAGAGCATTGTTCTGACATTTTAGCCCTCGAATCACTTTCATCTGAACGAATCCCCTGAATGATTATAAGGTGTTCGTTATGGCTTAAAACATAGTCAATCATTGGCTTGGTTTTTAGTTCTTCTGTGCAAAATCTTGCACCAGCGGAAGGGAACCGCTTTTTGTGTTTAACCAAATCAATCATTCCGTTTTGATAGGCATTGTTTTTCAAAATCACATTTTTCACGCCCATCTTTTCACAAATTTCTAATTCGTGTTTGTAGGTAACGGGACTTTCCCATTTTGTATCACAAAAAACCGCTTCTATTTTATCTACTCCGTATTTTTTAACAGCCCAAATTAAAGAAGCCTGACTGTCCTTTCCTGCGGAAAATGCTACTAATACCTTCATTTTACAATAACTGTTAGGGCATCGTTAAAATCCACTCCAATAATCCACTCCAAATCCCCGTACAATTCTTTTAGAATTAGCTTTAAACGGATTATCTCCGCATCGGTGAACCGAGTGCTATGTTTTGGGTTTAGCTTGTTACAAAAGGTTCCTAATGGCATAGTCATTTTAAATGCCAATAGACCCTTGTTTAGTTTCCATTTTTCTATTACCTCTTGAAGTGATAAGTTGCTCATAAGTTAAGTGTGTTGCTATATTGTTTAACATTAAATCGAAGCGGTCTGCTTCTGAAAAATTACGGCTGTTGTAACGAAATACAAATTCATCAATGTACTTCTGTAAATGTTTGTTACTCATTGAGTGGTAAATACCAACCGTGCCACGTTTAAGTAATGACCAAAAGCCCTCTAAAGTGTTTGTATGGCTATTTCCGCTTACATACTCACCCTCATTGTGTTTTACTACTCCGTGTTTAAAAGCGGCAGCTAATCCGTTGTAACCCCACCATTCGTCGGTATGAATTGTAGAACCAAAAGCAATATTTTTACAGATGTATGATTTTAAATTGAAGCCTGTTGTATCAGGAACCATCTTAGCTCTTAGTTCGCCACCACGCTCAATAATTCCCGCTACTGGGCTTTTAGTTTTTACCGACCTACCTTGTGTTCCTTCGGTGCGTTTAGATTTGTGTTTGTTTTTTTCCTGACCACCCATAAAGGTTTCATCAGCTTCACAAACACCTGTTAATTTTTCGGTTCCTGTATTTAAGCCCAGCGAAGTGCGAACACGGTGCAATAAAAACCAAGCGGTTTTTTGTGTTACTCCTAAATCCCTGTGTAATTGTAAAGATGAAATACCTTTTTTATGAGAAGTAATAAGGTAGATGGCTGCAAACCATTTCTGTAAAGGGATTTTGCTATCCTCGAAAATTGTACCAACACGAACAGAATAAATGCGCTCACATTTAGCGCACTTGTAACGCTCTTTACATCTGTAAACCTTGTCGTGTCCGCAATCGCTATAAGCACATTTTAACTGCCCGTTCCAACGGATAGTTTCTAAATAATCCTTACAGATTTTTTCGTCTTTAAAATAAGCCATCAGGCTCATTAAGTTGGTGAATTTTTGTAGAGTTACCATTGTTTTAATTTCTTACATCAAAGATAAGTAAATAATTGATATGAATTATTACTAATTTGTTAAAATATCGTATCTTATTGTAATTTAACACTTTTAACATATTTATCTTGTATCAATAAGTATATAGTTACCATTTATTTTTATAGTGTTCAATTACCCTTTCCATTTCTATCTTGTACCAGTCGTCAAAAGACATGGTAGTTTGCTGCTGTTCGTGAACCCTGAATAAAACAGCCCTTAATCTTCTGCTCGGTGACTTTGCTTTGCTCGCGTCCTGAACCTTTTCTTCGTCGATCAAACTGGCTTCAATGTGTGTTATGTTCGTGTCAGACAGTAGAACTTTAATGTACTTTCCCCTGAGTTGGAACAAGTTACCTACTTGAGCAGGATCTATTTCCTGAGTGCCAAGACTGAGCTTTACAGTTCCGTCATTCCTGGTTCCGAGGTTTTCGAGTATAGCGCTAATTATTAGTTTCATTCAGAAGCTTTATAGCAATGGTTGTTTTACCCTCAATCCTTATGGCTTTCTCAATTATTTCCCCGCTTTCTGAATCGGCAGCACCCCCGGTTTGGGCCATTTTCTCCACCCATTTAAGGCGCTCTTTTGCAGCCTGGTAAGCAGCCACTTGAGAATAATCCCATGTAGAAGGGCCGCTCCTTTTCTCAATGATG